CGTAAGCGGCGAAGCCCGTTACAGCATCGCTGTCGAGGCAGCTGAGGATACCATCGCTGCAATCGCCCAAAATCTCGCCAATGGTAACCGCATCCTCGTCGGCAACAATTTCGAATGTCAGCGTCGCGTAAAAATGGACATAGGGCTTGTTGGTGTAGGGATCGCGCAGGATCGTCGTCGCATTGCGCTCTGCGATCACATAGCCGGCCCTGAAGTTGCCGAATGCGATAGACATGCTGTTCGCCGCGACGTCGGGCATGTCCTCCGCCTCGATCACCGGATAGCCGAGCAGCGTCGCTGGCTGCCCTGACGCGAGCCCCGGCTGCCATACATAGGCGCCGTCCGCGGTCTTGAACTTGCGCACCGCCGTCGCCGTCGCGCTGTTCATGACGAACGCCGCGCCCTGGCGATATGGCGCCCGCAGCGACTGAATAAGGTCCAGGATCTTGTCCTGCGGGTTAGCCGCGGGGAAGCCGCCCGCCGCGCCCGTACCGATAAACTGCAGCGTCCCTTGCGCCCGCGCCCCGTCGAGCGCCGCCGACGTTGGCGAGCTCAGGAGGCCCAGCGGCTGGTTGACGCCGCTGCCCTTCACGAATGCCATGCCTTCTGCGCGTGCAAATTCCGTCGCGATTTCCTGCGCCAGCCAGGCTTCGACATCGAACATCGCATCGTCCAGCATCTGCTGCGACGCCGCTGGATTGGCATAGAGTTCGCCCGACGCGGGCACGATTTCGCTGAAGCTCGGCGTGCCCGTTTCCGGCCGCGCCGCTTCATAAGCGACCCATCCCGACGGCGTCCCGCCGTTGGTGACCAGCTTGCGGTATCCGGCCGTGCCGACCTTCACCACATTGGCAATGCTGCGGATCGGCGAAATCGACACCAGCGTCTTGTCAATCTGCTCGTCGATCTCGCGCGGCACGGCATAACCGCCCAGCGCATCGGCCGAACCCGCGATCGCCTTCAACTCCAGACCGCTCTCGACGCCCTTGCGCAGATATTGTTCGACAAAGCCGCTCGCTTCCGCCGACTTCACCCCATCCAAGACCGGCCGTTGCCCCGCGATCACCCCTTCGTCGATCCGCTTCTTGAGCAGGTCCAGTTCCGCCTTCAGCGCCTCGACGCCGTCCTCTTCCCGCTCCAGCGCCTCGAACGAGGCCTCCAGCCTATCCGCCTTCACTTCGATCATTCACCCTTCTCCTGCACAAAAAAGGGCCGCGAAATCCGCGACCCAAACCCTTCGGCAACTTAAATCAGCCTCTCACCTGAATGCTCGTCGACATCCGCAAGACTCAGGAATAGCGGGGGGAACATGACGCAGCCTGCTGCCGATGAGCGTGATCAACCACACCGCCTGTCATGGAAGTGCTGGTTATGGCTGGTGGTCGTCATGCCCCTGATCGGCAGCGCGATCGCGTTCGCGGGCCTCCTTGCCCACCAGCTTTATGTTGTGGGCAACGTCGCCGCGCTCTTCTCCAGTTCCGCGGGATTTCCGCCCATCCTCGACCAGCTGAAATTTGTCGTCCTGGTCAGCGTCGCCACCAACCTCTGCGGCGCGGTTTCGCTCATTGCCATCATCGCCATCCGCGACCGGTTGAGAAGGTTCTAGCTCTCAACCGCATGCACCCGCGCCCTGGGCTGCATCGGCTCGGCCACCAGGCTGACCTCGACCAGCTGTAGTTCCGTCAATTCGCGCAATCCTCCGCTCAGCTCAGCTTCCCGCACCCGATAACCGAAGCTTAGCCCGTCGAGCCTGCCGCCTTGCACCAGCTTCGCCGCGCGCCGGGCATCTTCCCCCTCGCCCAGTTCCGCGATCACCCGCAGGCCGCGCCGATCCTCCGACAGATGCTGGACGTGCCCGATCACCGCGTCCGGCTTGTGCTGCCACAGCAAGGGAATTGTCTCGCCCTGCCCCAGGCCTGCCTCGAACGCGCCCTTGCGGATGATGTCACCGCCCCGGTCCGGCCGGTCGAAGATCGCGGCATATCCCGCGAAGCGAATGGTCACCCGGTCACCAGCTCGGTCAGCCGGAACCGCACCGCCAGCCCGATCAGCAGCAGCGCCAGAAACACCCGGACCGTCCATCCGACAACGGCTTGTCTTGCCGACCGCTTGGCGTCGCGCCATGCCGACAGTAGTTCGCGCAATTCATCCATGTCCCTGCGTGCGCGAGGGTCGTCGAGCCCAAGCGCGTCCAGTGCCCGGGTTGCGCCGGCCTGGCTTGCTTCCTCGACCAGTGCCCTCAGGCTGACCAGGTCGACGCCCTTCGCCTCGCTCTGCGCCATCAAGAGCGCCAATAATGCGTCGCCCGTCATTGCCCCTTCTCCTGTTCATCAGGCGCAAACCCGATCTGCTCGCGCTTCTCATTTCTGGTCAGGAAATCGGCCGCCCCAACCTGGCTCCACAGCCGCGCGCGGTCCTCGGCCAGTTCGCTGATGCGGTCGGTGTCGATCGCGAACTTTACCGGTTCCATCCAGTCACTGAGCATTGCGGCCAGCCCCGCCAGCATCGTCTCCGCCATCGGAAGGATCGTCTGGCGATAGAGCGCCCGCCCCGCCTCCCGCGCATTGGCGTAGGTCGCATCGCCCGGCAGGCCGACCAGCACCGGCGGCACGCCGAACGCCAGCGCGATATCCCGCGCGGCGCCCTCCTTGAGCCGGGCAAAGTCCATGTCCGCCGGCGACATGCTCATCGCCTGCCATTTCAGCCCACCTTCCAGCAGCAGCGGTCGGCCCGCGTTCGCACTGCCGGCGAACTGTTCGTCCAGTTGGGCCCTCAGATGGTCGAACTGTTCGCTGCCCAGGTTTCCACCCTCTCGGGCCTCGTAGACCAGCGCCCCGCTCGGCCGCGCTGCATTGTCGAGCAGCGCTTTGTTCCAGCGCGAGGCCCGATTGTGCACGCTTGCCGCGGGGCAGGCCGCTTCCAGGCAGCCCAGCCCATAATGATCGTCCGCCGGATCGAGAGCCCTGAGATGCGCAACTTGGCTTCGGCCCAAGGCATCCTTCCTTGCGATCCGCACGGCCTGCCCGCCGGCGCGATACACATAAGCCGACGGCCATCCATTTTCACCGCTGGCGACGCTCACCCGCTCGGGCCGCAGGGAATGCAATTCGGCAGGCTTGTCATGACCGTCCACCGCCACTTTTGCATAGGCATTGCCATGTAGCAGCAGCGCCGCCGCAAGCTGCTCAAGCAACCCGCCGGCCTTGACCAGCTCGACCGCCCTTTCCGGCCCTTGTTCCACGAACAAGGGCAGCGATCCCGTCAGCCCGGCAACAAGGCGTACCGCGCGCAACCCCACCGGATTGCGGCGATAGACCTCGTCGAGTTGCGCGGAATAGCCACGCGCAAAGCCGCCCGCGTCGCCCTCTCCTTGCAGCCACGCGGGCGCAAAGGGGCGCGCGGGCGGCGCGGCCTTGCGGCCGAACCACCATCCCATTTCTAGTCTCCAAATTTCGTCATCCCAGCGGAAGCTGGGATCTCGTTCGCTGCCTCAGCCGCAAACAGTTTTCGTGAGCTACCCGACGCCCATGATCTGGCGAGCCGTCGCGTGCCACCAATCCGTGTCCCACAGACCGTGCACGGCAATTGCGAACGGAATGTTCACGGCCAGCCAGATCACATAGGCCGGGTGGACGCTCCGGTTGCGATACACATCCCACAGGAACATCGGGGAAATTGCCACCAGTGTGTAAAGGTCAACCGCCAACGGGCTTCCCGGCATCGTCTGCGGGATCCAGGTGATCCGGTCGATGCTTGCCGGCAGCGCCATCACCGTCGCCAGCAGCATCATCCTTTTGTGCATTCCGGCATCCCGGCTCCGGTTCTTGAGTCCGATCGCCAGGAACAGCGGGAACAGGATCCCGATCCTGATTTGCAGCAGCATGATATCGTCGACGATCGGCAGCCGCTCCTGCAGCTGTTCCCGCATCGGCGATGATGCGTGCTGCGCCCCTTCCCAGACCTGGTGATAGATGGTCGGCACCAGGATGAACCCGACGATGACCAGGGCCGGCGCGATCACCAGTGCCGCCATCCCCAATTTCCGGTGCAGCGCGGTCTTTCCCAGGGCCATCAGGCTCGTCTGGGCCAGCAGCAGCAACAGGAACGATCCCATCAGCACCGCATGGAAGTGCAGCACCAGCGGGAATGGGGGGCGTTGCCCTGCCTTCACCGCTTCGATCTTCATGAGCGAATCCGGGATGAACCCGGTCAGGGTGATGGCGATGAACCAAGTCGCCATGAACACGAATATCCAGCGGTCGAGGGCATGCGCCCGCGGCGTTCCGGACAGAAGGTCCGGCCGTTTTTCTTGAAGTGGAATCGTCCCGGTAACAGTCGCCATGGCAATGCCCCCTTGCGTTATCGACCGTTGGCCCCCGCGTTTCGACCGTTGTGGCGACGTATCATTCATGGCCCGCTAGGTGAACAGCAGAATTAACCACAATCACAGCATCCGCACGCGCGGTATGCCGCTCCGCGTCTCGCTCAATTCCGTCAGCGCCCAGACACAGGCATCGGCCCGGTCCGGCGACCGGCTCGGTCCCTCATAGGTCCCGCCGGCCTGCAGCCCGGACAACTCTTCTTCCAGCTCCGGAAAATTCCCTGCCAGGAAAGCTTTCCCCCGCTCGAAACGGATCGCCACCGGCTCCGCCCGCGCCGACTTGCCGTGCACCGCATGCACCAGCTTGACGCGCAGCGACGGGTCTGCGGCCTGGAGCACGCTTTTGACCATTGCCCCGCCCTGGTTGGACTCGGCGACCACATGGCTGGCGTCCCATCGGGCCGCGGCCCGCGCCACTTCCAGCGCCCAGCGTTCCGGACTTGCTCCCTCCACGCTGCGGTCGGCCAGCACATAGATTTTCCCGTCGCGACGGCCCGCCACCACGATCCCGCAGGCATCGCCTCCGGCCGAGATCGGCGGATCCACCCCGACCACGACCCTGTCGAAATCGCTCGGCGCCTCCGCCCGGCTTGCCTCGATCAATGCCCGCGGGAAAAGGCTGCCCTCGGCCTCCGTAAACAGTTCCCCGTCCAGCTCCTGCCGGCCGGTTCTGGTGCCGCCATAGGTCGCCAGCATGATCTTCACGAACCTCTTCGGCAGGCAGATATTGTCGCCGGTCCTGCCACGTGTTTCGATCGTCCATTCATGCTTGCGGATCTCCTCCAGCAATCTCATCGGCCGCGGCGTGGTCGTGACCAGCGCACGCGGGCGCGGTCCCAGCCGCAAGCCCATTTGCAGGTTGCGCCAGCTTTCCTCCGCCCGTCGCCATTTCGCGAGCTCGTCGGCCCAGGCGATATGATGTTCGGGTCCTCTCATCCCGTCGGGATTGTCTCCCGAAAACAGGGTCGCCACGCTTCCGCCCGGCCAGGTCAGCCGGTTGAGGCTCGGCTCCCATTTCAGTTTCACCCGGTGGTTGCGCGCGATGGCCAACAGCCCGCTGACTCCCTCCACCATCACGCTGCGCGCTTCGTCGATCGATGCCGCCACCAGTGCAATCCGGCGGTTGCCGGTCTGGGCGATCTTGTGCACCCATTCCGCCCCGGCCCTCGTCTTTCCGAAACCGCGCCCGGCCATCATCAGCCAGGTGCGCCAGCCCTCTCCGGGCGGCGGCAGCTGGCTTGGGTGCGCCCACATCTCGAACCCCACGTCGAACTCCAGCGCGTCGGAGAAGCTCATCTCGGCGATGCGCTCGGATTGCTCGTCGGCCGTCATCGTCATGAAGCGCTTCAACAGTGCCGGCGTGATTCCCAGGCTCAATCCTGCGCACCTTCGGCGACCTGGCGACGCTTCAGTCCCTCCAGTTTCTCAAGGATGCGCTCGCGCACTTCGGCAAACTCGGCCTCGCTGGGCTCATATTGGGCAGTATCGGCCGTCTCGGCATGCCGCCTCAACAGGGCGATCGACAGCGCCGTCGAATATTCCCGAATGACCCTGTCATTGCCGCCGGATGCCCGGACCAGCCTGGGCGTGCCCTTCATCACCCGCTCGAGCAGGATCAGCTCGAGCTTCGCATATCCCTCGCGCACCGCCGCGGCCCAGCCGTTGCGGAACGACGCATCGAACTTGCGCCGCCGGTAAGCCCAATTGGCCGTGAAGCCCGCGGCCCGGGCCGATCGCCTGACGTTGCAGGTGTCGGTCAGCGCCGCGAAGAAGATCTCGATCTGCTCAGGGGTGATTGTCTGGGGCGAAGCGCGGCGCTTCTTCAGCCTGCTCTTCCCCTCCACGATCACCTGTTCCGGCATTGCCTGTCTCCCGCAATGAAAAAGGCCGCCGCCCCAAGGGAGCGCCGACCCGAATCACATTTTTCGACTGTTCCTTGTTTGTGCCAGATGAGCGTTACGATGTCAAG